GGAACGGAACACCTACAAGCGATTACCATCGCTTGTTGTGGCCAATCCCACGGAGCAGGCTCGCACGTCCCTTCGAAAGAAGGCGCGTGCGACCCGGCACCGCGGAGGCGATTCGTCTCCACTCCAGCAAGTATGGACAGCTTGCTGGAGCGGTTTGGTCCATTCTGGCTGGGATTCTCTTCGTTGCGCTTGGTTCCTTCATTCTTGGGTCATAAAGACGGCCCGCTCCCGCGGACATGTCTTTGTGGCCAAAGAACTGAAGGGCCTCGCGCATCTCGTCCGTGCGGCTTCTCTTGGCTCGAAAGCTCCAGAAGGTACGTGCAGCATCCGTAAAGATGTTGTCGCTGGCTTCGTGAGCCTTGCCAAGCAGAGACCGCCGGACGGCTTCGCATTTAGTCGCCTCTCCCGCGCACTTCCACTCCCTGTAAAGGGAGATGTGCGGGAGGCAATTGATAAAGCGATTATTATGTCGAAGGAAGAGTTTCCCACATCGGTAGACGTTGTAAGCAATATTGTGAGATTCGTCGCTGGTTGTACCAGTTCTCGGCGAATTCGCAACATGCGTACAGCGTCGTTCCCCTCTTCCAGTTCGTCCTGCTTCGAGTGGCCTGCCACTCGAGGCGGGATCGATGGCTACTTGTACGCAATCGGCTGTGCCTGCGAGAGCGGCGTCTCTGACTATCCTGAAATATCGCAGATAGTTGAGAGACGTCTCGCAAGGGACGATCTCAAGGGGTATGCCGAAGATATCATCGGTCGCTACGCTCTGCGTGCGGCCGGTATTATACTTCGCCCTCGAGATGGTCCGCCGGCTGCGGACATCCGGTTGGCCTACCGTTGTGCAGGCTTCCTCGCGTTGCGAAGGTTCAAGGTCACTAATGGCCTTGGTCCTAAGTCGCGCATGGAGGCCTTGCCGTCTGCTGGTATGAAGGTCCGTGTCATAGGCGTACCTGACGCGATCACCTTCATAGAAGCAGATTGGATTCGGCGGTCCTGCCCTATGCTCCCACGGGAGCACTGGGTAGTTTCCGCCGGTCCGGACGGCCAACCAACCGGGCTGAGGGCTTGTGGAAGGAGCTTCGCCAGTGTCGACCTCACGGCCGCCACGGACGGGCTCTCTCACCAAGCCGTCAGAGCAGTCATCGAGGGCTTGAGACGAGGAGGCTGCATCCGCCCTGCGGACGTAGCCCCTGCTCTCTCTAGCCTCGGACTGGAGCCGCGTACCCTGTGGAGCTCGGAAGGCTCTACGTGGTACGCCAAGAGGGGAAGTCCGATGGGCACGCCTCTCAGCTTCGTGGTTCTCTCGTGGATAAACGCCTGGGCTACCAGTGCGTTTACCACGGCGCGCACCCACGGCGACGACGCGGTTGGTACCTTTTCCAAGGATTACGAATTGGAAGAGTACGAACATGCCATCGCCTCGGTAGGTGCCAGCGTGAACAGGAAGAAGACCTTCATATCGCCGTCTGCGTGGACGATGTGTGAGGTTGCTTCCTGGCCACGGAGATCGAAGCTTGGGAACGCCGTCTTCGTCCCTCCTCCTTGTCCTCCGCCGGGCTGTAAGGCTCCGGTCGCGGCCGAGAGCCGGTGTGGTAACCGGTTCTTGCGAAGGCAAGAGAGAGTGATGAAGACCCTCTATCCATGGGTATCCAGAGATCCGCGACTTCGACTTCCTGTCGAAGTTGGCGGCCTCGGATACACTGGTAGAGGACTTGCTGTTCCGCGAAGCGTGAGACTTCGACTCGGTACACTTGTGTCCCGGGGAGTCGATCACGTTGTCGCGGAGAAGTTGACCAGCAAGCGGCCGTTCCGAGAGGCGGGCCTCTACCCGCGCGCG